AATGATGATGCACTCATCCAATATTCATACTGAGCATCTGTGGAAAATGGTTTTCCAAATACATTAATTAATTGTTGTTCAGTGGTTATATCAATTGGTTCATCCACAGGACCAATCGCAAAAGGTCCTGCAATTGCTCCGATATTATCTAAAACATTATCAACTCTCCCTACAGTTAGGTCAACCTCGCGGATCAATACACCGGGGGATAATTGAGGAGTCGCCATTTAATTTTTCTCCTAAGACTCAGTTTATCTAAAAAATATTTATTAAAAACTCAAATTACACTTTACCAAGAATTCCACATATATGAAAATTCGGATTGTTTATCTCCATATTCATCAGTAAACCATCTATCTCCATCTTTATCTACAAAAGTGTCTTCATTATTTACTCCATCCACAATAAATCCGAAAGGAGACATATCTTGTTCTACTTGATTCTTTTGCTCTTCGTAAATTCTTTTTCTAATATCTTGGTCAGTAAGTTCTTTAAAATAATCTTGAAGAATTAACCAAGAGTACATTACCAAGCACATTACTAAATCATCATTTCTACCGTCTTCCGCTTCAAATGAATTTGCTTTTTGAACAAAGGTTGTTAATTCATTGATAATTTCAAAATCGTTGAAAGTTAATTTATTATCTTCTATAAGGGTTTTTAAATTCAAACAACCAACTTTTTTAGTTGTTTTTGACATTTTTACACCAAGTTGAACTTTTTTTCCAGAAAATCCCTGACCCAATATTTGCCCTGCTCTACCTCTCATAGAACTCATAAGAAGATTTGAATATTCTAAGTCGTAGTGAAGACCTGCAGCTACTTGATCTCCAACATCATTTACTTCACATAGAACATATGCTTTATTGTAAGAAAGTGCAACTTCTTTTATAATTTGAGGAAATAATATAGGTCTTATTTGATTATTTCTATACTTTCCTACAACTTTATGTGGAAATTGTGATACATCAATTACTACAAAAGCCGAGTAATCTTTTTCTACTCCACGAGCAACGTCCACCGTAACAACATATGTGTGATCTTCTTGTGGATCTTCATAAACATCTAAACCTGCACTTGAAGTCTTTGGGGTATCAAATACTAATCTATTTAATATTGGTCCGGATATAAGAGTATCGGAAGATCCTAAAAATAGACATTCAAATTCTTGTCTCCATTGAGATTCCGAAGTGTTTGCTATTGTGCTTCTTTTAAATTCTTCATCTCTTCCTGGAATATCAGTCCAGTGAACCTCAATTGGTATATATTCATTTTTTTTCTTTTGTGCATCATCCCAAAGACGATAAAAATGATTCATACCATAAGGAGTGCTTACAACAATAACCTTAGATGATTGTCCTGATGTAATTACAGGATAAACAGAACTAAAGAAATTTTCCGCAACTGTATTTGGAACGAATGCAAATTCATCCAGAAAAATAATATTGTAAGTTCCTCCTCGAATTGATGACGCCGATGTTGATGCCGCAGTGATTCTTGACTTATTTTCGAGTTCTAAGGACCCCTTGTTCCACGACAGGACGCCTTGTTGTAACCACTTGGGCAAATTCTCGTAACCTGTTTGGAGGCGCGTTAGAAGGTCTCTGGCGGTGCTTGCTTTGTTAGCAAGAATAGCAATATTTGTATTATCATTAAAGATTGCATAGTGAAGAAGATACGAAACTACGACTGTACTTTTTCCAGACTGTCGTGGCAACTTACAAATAGTAAATCTATTTTTATGAAATGTACTCACCATTTCTTCTTGAAATGAGTACATATCAAAAGATTGTAGACCGTGGTCTAGAGTCACAATTTGAATATATTTTTTAGAAAAGTATACTGGATCTTCCGCGCACTTAATCCACTCAAGTACTTGATCTTCTGTAAATTCAATTTTGGTATTCGCTTTCTTGAGAAGTGGATTACCAAGATAATGTTCTTCAGACATAATTTAATTACATTACCATTTTACTTTATTTGCCCAATATGCAGCGGACATTTTGCCCTTTGCTATGTTTCTAGAGTGTCTTGATTGGAATCTACGACGACGACTTGCATATTCTTTAGATTCTCCTTTTTTCTTTGGAGAACCTTTTACACCTCTTTGACCGAAACGAATGAGTTGTTCTTTTCCACCCTCACACGCTTTAACTACGTGAGATTTGCCAGTTTGCGAATCACCAACTGCTTGTGCTTTTGGTTTGTTGCACGGCATCTCAGACTTTTTTGCCTCTAATATTTCAACCTCTTCTTTTATTTCACGTTTTTTACGGTTTGCTGCTGCTTTAGCAAGTGTTCTTTGCCTTGCTGCTTCACGTTCAGACTGAGGAATATCAATGTTAGTTAGAGCACCAACTTTTTCTCTAGGTGGTTCTATTTCTCTTTCTTCACCCATAGGTTTTACATAATTTTTATTGGGCCCTAGTTTACCTGCATCACCACCTCTATATGCATAAACTATTGGTTCTCCTGGTTTAAAATTAGCAACTCTATAAGTAACTACTTTAGAACCTGGATAAATTTTCTGCATTTCATCAGAAATTTCTATTCTGCTTGGAATTTTTGATTGGGGAAAAAATAGTTGTATAGTATAGTACTTTCCTCTCCAAGATAAGGTAACAAAAATATTATTTCCAGTTTGTGCTTGAATTCTTACTGCCTCATCCATATTTTCTTCTTTGACGGGGACGCAATCATTCACCATTCGATTGCCTTTCTTTTTCATACCCACTTTCTTATACCCTGCCCAACAAGGATTTTCCTCTTCGATACTTCCAGATTTAATTAGGTCAATAAATTCGGCATATACGTTCCCATTTGCATCTCTTACTATATTACTTTCTTTTTGAGTCTCCATTTTTTTCAATTTTGTATAATAATCTGGTTTTTCATCCAAATGTTGAAGTGCAGTAATTCTTGCAGAACTTTTACTTGTAGTATGTTCAAATTCAACTTTAGTTCCAATTTCTAATTGCTTTTTAATTTCTTCTATTGATACTCCGTGCTTCTTAGCGAGTTCTTCTGGAGATTTGTAAGATTTCACTGGTCCTTTAGGGTCTTTCTCTTCACTCATTGGGCATTGGTCTGTTCCGTGAACGGGGCAAGACTTTCCTTTTTTAGTGTGAGTGCAAGAACCTTGAGAAACTGGTTTTCCAATGCCCACTTCAGTTGGTTTTATTTTTTGCCCAGAAACTTTCATTCCTTCTGGAAGTGGTTTGCATACTTTATCAGTATTGCACCAATACATTCCCTTTCCACACTTCTCTTCACCGAGAATTTTTTCTACTAAAGAAATTTCTTCCTTTCTAATATTTGGTAGTGATACAGATGCAGATTTTTGCTTCTGCAACTTAATCGCTTTATCTCCAAGTTGTTTTGCAGCTTGAGGAGTCAATGCTCCAGCACCGGATGATTTTTTAACGGGAAAACTAATTTGCCTTGCTTCATCAACAGATTCATCACTTTCAAGGTACTCGGCGGCAGTATCAATATAATCAGCAGCTTTGGTAATTTTGGATTGAACCCAGGCAGGAAGTTGCTGATTACCAGACTTTATACTTTTTCTAAGATTCTTAATTGCTCTTTCAATAGAATCTAATTCATTTCTCGCCATATATCCTTCATCATCTTTTTTCTCACCAGATGCAATTTCTTTATGGTCTTCTTGAAGTTTTTTCATTTTTTCTTTAACCCAATTGTCTGGAGTTTTTTTGTTCTTAGATTTAAAAGCGTTATGAAGTTCTTTAGCAGTAATATCATAAGATTTCATAATTTTTCTCATAAGAGAATCTATGGAATCATATGAAACATTAGATAACTTTAATAACTTGTTCTCTAATTCAGTTACTGCTTGTGATAGCATTTTATTTCTATTTATCTTCCGTGTTATTTAATCTACCCTTTAATAGTTTTGATAATTCCGTAGTGGATCCAACAAAAAGTGCATTAGTCACATTTGTGGGACCACTAGAGTGTTTAACCTCTTCAATATCCTTTAATTTTTTTTGCAGTTCCATCAATTTATCTGTAGCATCGGAAACATTTTTAATTAATTGTCCAACAACTTCATATGCCCTTGGAGACTCAGTTTCTTGTGCAAGTTCAAGTACACTATTAATTGCTTCTTGTCCCTTCTCAATGATTGAATAAAAATTTCCTCTAGAATATTCATAATCTTTTTTTATATCACTTAAAATATTTTTAATATCAATAGTATTTTCTATAGAATCATTTTTCAATTGTTTAGATTCAATTTCTTGAGAAACAATCTCTCCAGTGACATTAAATACTTCATCTAATTTATTAAATTTTTTAGACATAATTTACTCAACTAAATTCTCCAGTAAATCCAAAGTTATCACCAAATTCAATTAAATCATTATCTGCTGTTGTAATTAATTTAACTTCTGCGCCAGATACGTGAATTGATATCGTGGTTCCATATAATCCCCTAATTACCCTAAGAGAGTTGCCATTTTTACTTTTAACTTGCAGGGTTTCATTATTTATTGTAAAATATGAATCTGTTGGTATATCAGATGCATTATCTACTTCAATGGTATTTGAATCTAATTCTAAATCATTAGTAATATATGTTGTAACATTATTAGTGTAATTTTTGTTTGATGTGGGTGTAACAGAATAAGTAAGGTCTCTGGTTGTAGAACGCTCACCTCCAGAAACAAATCCAAGAGAAACTTTTCTGATGATATCTTGGTTTGCTATAGTTGATACTGGACCAAAAAGATAAACTTTAGCGGTAAACTTTAAGGTATAAATTAATGCTCTTCTAGTAGTATAATCACTATCATAATCATCTTGCATAGAAACATTATTTAATATGATAGGAATATCCCGTTTTTCTCCAATAGAATCTATTAAATTTACAGTTAAAGTGTATGCTGGTTGAAAGTAAGGTAATATTTGTTCAATTATTTGTAAAATATCATCATTTAATTTAGACATAATGCTCAGTTCAAAATCCATATTATATGGAACTGGCATATATGTTTTTCTTATATCAGTAGAATCTTCTGTTGATTTCGATAAAAATGTTTGAGTTGTAGTTAATTTTCTTGTTGGATCATATGATAAACCAGTAAATTCAAAAGACATTCTTGGTAATATGATTTGAACTGGAGAATTTAAATTTGGTTGTTGTTCAACTCTCGCCAAAAATTTCTGTATTGGTCCATATGCAAGTGGAACATCAATAACCGATACAATTTGTCCTGCAGAATTAGTATGTTTAATGGAAATTGCATTAAATAGTGACCCAAAACCTACAATAGTTTTGCGAAATATTTCGTGATAAAAATAATCAAACATTTTTTTAACCTAGTTATAAACTATTTAACAATCTAAGGAGTTCCAAATGGATTAACATCACTGAAATCTAAAATATCATCCGATTCATCTTGAATTACATCATTTTGCCCAAACCTATTATTTGGATTAGTTGCTGGATTATCCACAGTACTTGTACTTTTTTTCCTTAAACTGTAAGAAGCACTAGAAGTTTGTCCGACTAAAATTTCCCCAGATAAAAATGTTCCAGAAACATTAGAAACTTCTAAAGTTTTTGTGAGTATATTCCAAGACTTAACTCTTGCAGTAACCCCACTTATACTACCAGAAACAATTTCATTATACTGATATGTTCCAAATCCAACTACTACATTCGGCGGTGCTATCTGTATTTGAGGTGCTTGTGTATAACCAAGTCCAGTATTTTTTATTCTAATTTGACTTACCGATCCAGACTCATTTATTATCGCGGACGCTTGTGCTGAAGTTGACGCAATACCAACAAATGTGACTGCAGGAGAATATAGATATCCAGAACCACCACTAGTTATTGTGATTATTCCAACAATACCATTTCCAATTGTTGCTGTTGCTATTACACCCTTTCCACCACCACCAATAAAACTAACTTTTGGTGCTACAGTATACCCATATCCGGGATTTGTTAATTCAACTCCCTGAACCCGCAATAAAGTTTCATTTGGTTCACACAAGTCAGTAATTCCACTAAGCATTGTTGCAATCCCTACAACAGTTCCTCCACCAAATGGAGCAGAAGAAAAAGCAACTACTGGAGGAGTACTATACCCAGATCCTCTATCGGTAATAGTTACAAATCTAACACCACCATTCACAATAGATGTGATTGCCGATGCCGTAGAACCAATTCCAATCAACTGTAATTTTTGAGTAGATGCAAATTGCTCACGATCAGACATATCGTCTTCGGTGCCATCACCGTCAGCGCCACTACCTGGGTTATCTATAAAGTCTATACCCGTATTGATTACTTCATCTTCATATCTAAAGAGTTCACATCTTAATTCATAAACATAGTTTTTCTTCAATTGATAAAAAGGTTTTTCATGCTCAACATATTTAATTTCAAATATACGATTACCCAATGGAAAATAAATTAAGTCGCCTTCTTTGGGTCTAGAAGATAATTTTACATCAGGTAAATCTTTGATCAATTCGCGAATATAAGTATCGTATCTTTCTCTTGATATAATTAAATTTAAATCATCCAATTCTTGTATTCCAAATTTTGATAATATAGTTCCTTGACCACCATATCCTTCATAAGAATCAATATATGCTTCTATTGGATAAGCATAATTAAATTCGGATTGAATCACTTCTTTTATAACAGTTTTTTCTGTTATATATTGACGAGGTAAATAATAGACATCAATACCATGAATTTGTATTGATTCATTTATTAAATCCTGAACAAGACCTTGTTCTGTTTTTGATCCTTGAAGAAAAAATGGATTTAGCATATATTTTAACCAATCATATCATAAGGAGGAAGTTCATATGTTGAAGACATTTTTTCAATTATTGTTTCTATCTCTCTTTGAGCATCATCATAAAGTTGTCTTCCATTTAATTCAATTCCACCTGGAAGTTTAACTCCTTGAAATTTGATCAAATTTTGTCCCCACTGACGCTTAATTAATGATGTTAAATATGGTTTTAAAAATGAATCATTCCAAACTTTAGAATAATCATTTGGATTCATCATTCGGTAACAATCTATGACCAAATATTGTCCAACTGTCAAAGAACTCCAATCAATATCCATATATAATCTATCTTGCCTCTTATTAAATCTAATTTGCTTTTGTGTGGTTAAAAGAAAATTAATATCTTCCAAATAAGTCTTAACCATACTATAAGTTAATAATTCAGTAGATCCCCAATAGTAAATATCATTTAAAAATAATTGATATTTAATACTGAACATACCACTTGCAATAGAGTTTGATCCCTCAAATTGAAATACTTTGTTTATCCCCACAACATGAGATGGAACCTGCAAATAATTACTACTTTCATAATAATTGAATGTTGTTGCTGTTCCAACTATATTTGTAGTTACTGATGTTGAAGCAACACCTACACCAGATATTCCTTTTGCTCGTCCCCTATCAATATCTTGTTGAGTAATTTCGTATTTTAAATATGTTTGATAAACTCCATCAAAATGCCTCTCATTAAATAATTGAATAGCATCATCAACAAGATCTTCTATTTGTTCTTCTGCTACATTAATTTCAAGTACCGGAGCACCAAGTTTTCTTAAACAATAGTCAATTAATTCTTGTCTTGTTGATGGTTGTGCCATTAGAGTTTAGATACAACTTCTTGCTGTTTTAAATATAATTTAGCGTATAATTTTGCAAAATTTTTAATAATTTCAATATCATCTATACTATCTATGTCTCTTGCTATTTTTTCATATTCAAACATTTTATTCACATCATCTAAAATAATACTATTTGGATTCATTTGTTAAACACTTTAGTAAATTCTTTATTTCACTCAAATCACTTTTAATATTATTCATATCATTTTCGAGATTCTGTATTTTTTGATCCTCTTCTATTTTAGAATTTCTTCTAGAAATATATTCTTTATACTCTGACATATTGGTATTAATAATAGAATTTGTTTTAGGATCTCGAATTAGATGATCATACCCCTTCACTTTGATATAATCCATATCAAGCAAGTGCAATTACTCGTAGATTTCTTACTCTAGGTACATAAACTTGGTTAGTTGATGTCATAATAAGTTTAATTCTATATGATTTAAATGATGGCAATTCATCGATGGTAAATGTATATTCTCTATATTCAAGTTCTGGAGAAATAAATCCAGCAGAGTTTGCTGGGGAAATAAATTTATCAGAAAGTCCATCACTATTCTCAAAATCAATAATCTGACCTCTAGAATTTAAATTATTATATCCTGGAAATGGGATGAAGATTGGATCAAAGTTAGAATTTTGACTAATTGCATAAAATGCACGAATATCTGAATAAAGATTTATGTGTGCGTCTAATATTATTTTAATAGAAGATGCGGAATTTTCTAAAGTGATTTCTTTTGAGATATATTGAAATGCTGATGGATCTTCATCAATTGAATCAACTCTTGCATCAGTTGCATAATTTTCAATTACACTATTCACTCTATTTGATGTTAATATCATACTAATTCTTTGTGTATCTATCACAGGTGAAACTTTATTATCAGTTGTACCAAGAATTAGTCTCATATTCATTGATTTATTGCCAGGTAAATTGGATAGTTTATTATCTTCATTTACCTTTGATGCAATAATTCTTGTGCTACTTAGATAATTTGTTGTATTAATTGTTATAGGTTCAAATCCAATATCAGTAAATGATATTTCATTTCCACTAACGCTAGATCCAGTAACAGTTCTTACCTCAGCACTCAATGAAGTGCCTTGTACTGTTAGGTTATGAATATTTGGAGTAATAATTTCAAAAGGTATGTTTTGTGTTGCTCTAATATAAAGTCCGCCGGTTGATTTTGTTTGATTTGCATAAAGAGTTGGGAAACTATTTCCAATACTTCTATCAATTCCAGCACTAGACATACCGAGTTTAATATGATAAGAATCGAAAGTAATCGGATCTGAAATAGTGACATCATTTAAATTGTGAGTTTTATTAATCCTCCTTAATGAGACTCCATTTAGTTCATACTTATAAACCGGTGATCCAATTGGGTGAGTTGTTGGATTTATTCCTCTAACAATATTTCCTCCAATTACCCCAGGAGAAACTGAAGTATACTCAATAACTTCATCACCAATAAGTAAATATCCCGGATTAGTAATACCGACACCAACATTTTCAAAAGTAGAAAATACATCAGAATTATCAACTGATATTGTCCCTGTAGAATCAGATGCAAGTTGAATACTTAATTTAGTTGGTCTAATATCAGATTCTGCATCAAAAATCGTAACCAAATTATCATCAAAATACATTCCATGATTTCTATGATCGACTTTGATATGTAATCCGTCAGTTTCAGTAATTATTTCATCAACAAGTACACCAGTTCCATTTAAATTTGTTGTGCCTATACCAACTCTAATATATTGAATTGTTTTTGCTGCTCCAACAACAAAATCACCTTGAACGTTGTCTACTATAATTTGATTAAGATTAGAAATATTTGAGAGTGAAAGTCTTGCATTTGCACCAACATTTACTGTTCCAATACTGGAAATGCCAAGAACATCTCCAATTTGATATCCACTTCCCCCAGAGGTAATAGTTGCTCCAATTGCAACGCCATTACTTATAGTTACTTCAGCAAGTGCATCTCTACCTTTACCAGTAATTGTTTCTAAAATGACACCAGCAAAAGTTGCTATACCAGATGATGGCGTATATCCAATACCAGCATTAATAATATTTAATGATCCGGTTGCAATACCTGCGTTTCCTACATAGTTTCCTGATGCATTTGTCCCACTTTGTAAAACGGTATTTCCAATAACAAAATTGGGATCATTTATAGTTGATGCTAAACTAATTCTAACTTTCTTGGAATTGAAGTTAAGAGAATTTGGCATCAGATTAGCAATCTGATTATTACCATCAGAAAGTTCTGGATTATAAACTTCTACAGTTCCAGTTTCTATAAAATCTGCTCTATAAAGAGTAAATTTAAGATCTTCCCATTGACTTGCTTCCCAAGTAGAGGCATTTTGAGACTTAAAGAGTGAACCAAGATAAGGTTGATTGGATATAAATGTTTGAGTTAACAAATCAGTCTCACCAACTCTTGAGAGAAAAACTCTATATTTTGTAGAAACTGATGCAAGAGCTACACAATATTCTGTTCCACCTTCTAGATATACTGGCGCTTTAAATCTGATTGGAGTAGCCACGGATCCATCACTAGACACTTGAATTTCATTTGGTTCTAAAGTAACTTCGGAAAAGGGCAGAATGTGTTGAGTTGGATATCCATTTTGCATTGTTCGCAACTGTATTGTTACTGGTACATCAGTATCATCTACAGTTTCAAAGAAAACATCACATCTGGTTAGGAATATTCCAGTGTCTTCTAGAACTAAGAAAGATTGTGCTATTGGGTCATACCATCCAACTACTACCGTCTCCCTACTCCGTGCAACAACTCTACTATCTACAATTGCTGCTCCTGCAGTTCTTCTAATTGCATTTTCTTCAAATTCTTGTTTATGGTCAATTCTAGCATTTCTAATAGAAATAATATTTTCTTGGACTGTTTCTAAAGTTCCACTTGAAGAGAATGGTTCTTCGGAAATAGTTGTTGCTACATTTTGATCATTCAAACTATTATTTGTAAAGGTAAGTACTTTTGTTCCGGTTTCAAATCTAGGATGAATAGTGCAATTTGGATTTGGAATAAAGAAACTTCCAATTAGTGTTGCAGAAAGATCCGAAACTAATCTGACATTTGTAATGGTTGCTTGGGCGCCACTTGTTTGTCCAACAAGTATCATTCCAGATTCTACATATCCACTAAAAGATCCTTGAGGTTCATTTGATAATGAAAAAGTATCAACATTTAAAATTGTTGACGTTGAAGAATATGTTGCTGGCAATCTTCTAATTGCTGGACTTGAAAGTCCAGTTACAAAAGTTCCACCTGTACCACCAGCTGCCGTGCCTTCCAAAACATTTGTTTCAAAATTTATATTAGGAAGATATGGACTTTCTGGGTATGTAGTATTTGGTATATTATAAGGTCCTTCTTTATGATTTGCCTGTGCAACTCTAAAACTAATTCTAGTTGCATTCGGTCCAGTTTGAGTTGGACCCAACCCAGTAGCACGTACTACTCCGACTACAGTTTCTCCAACTTCAAATACCCCAGAAACCATATTGATTTCTAATAATTTTGGAACACAATATTTTGTTACGTCAACACCATCAAAAAATGCATATAAACGTGTTAAAGGTTTTACATTTTTATTAGTAAATTGAATATTCCGAGATCTCATAAAAGAAATAAGATCTCTACTTATAGTTCTATCACCTTGAGAATGTCTATCAAACTGCTCCGTGACTATAGTTCTTACACCTGTTCTATTTCTTATGCCAGTGTTTATGGTTTCGTTAATTGTAACTTGGGACGTAGTTGTTATAACGGTAGCTGTTATGTCTCTACCCTGCCCTGTACCTCCATGTGCAGGACCACCTTGCCATGCGGCTGATCCTGATACGTCAGTAAATGTTGCTGTTGTTTGTACAACTTCTTGTCCCGTCCAATTATCAACCCAAGAATTCCAAATTGTAGGTAAAAATCCCGTCTGTGGATCAGCATTTAAATCTGAAATAGTTTGTTTGTAATCTCCCTCTATATCAATAATTTTTGCTTCAAGTCTAACGGTATCAATCCAAGTATCGGATGCCGGAACTAATTCTAAATTACCATTCCAAAAACTAACAATGAATGGAGTAACACTTTCAGATCTAGTTGCAAATACTTGACTTAGCCATTCTACTTCAGAATAATCTAAAGTAATAATATCCCCAGTTTTTCTAATATTAACCCCCTCAACGGAAGAAAATGCCAAATCTGCTGTTGGGTCTACATTTTCTACTGGACCAAATAATAAATCAACTGCAGTTGTATAATGTTTTGGTCTCAATTCTTTATTTTTTATATCAATGCTATTTTTAGATTCAACCGCAGTTTCTTGTGCTAGTGTTGAAGTAAAATTATCTACAAAAAATCCAGATTTAAATCTATTCAATCCACTAGAATCTGAAATAAAAATATTAGCAGTGTTTGTTTCAAGTAAAGATAGTGAAGTGTAATATTCTAGATTTTTAATTCTATTTTCAAGTTGTTTAATATCAACCATTCGATATCTCTTGTGTTCCATAAACTGAATGGAGGATTGAGAGGTTGAATATAAATATGCAGGAAGATTGATTACTGCAATTTCTAATGCATCATCAACAGAAACCGGCATTTCTGGGTTTTCTGCCGGAGTTCCGTATTTAACTTGAAACTTTCCATCTTTAGTAAGATAAATTCTATCAATTCTCCCCAAATAGAATGAAAAATTAGTTAAAATTGCCTCATCTGATGCAAGAATATTTGCTGAAGAATTTCCAGATGTATTAAAAGTTCTTCCAAAAAATTCAAAGGGAGATCTTGAATTTTCTAAAACATTATAAGAAGAAACTCTTGGTCTGATATCAATAATATCCGAATTTCGTGAACCGTTAACGATTTTAATATCGAGTCCATAATCGAATGTATTGTAT